GCCTTCTGTCTGTTCTTGAGATTGACGTCAATGTCCTGTGTGGCCACTGGACAGCCCTTATTTGCGGCTTCCACTATGTTGATGTAATTTCTCATTTCTTATATTTGTTGGTCACGTTCTTTGCTGGACCGCGTCTATCTTTGTTTGGGTCTTGTCTGCGTTTCCTGCGAACTGCCTGTGCTATCGCTTTCTTGCCACCCTTGGCTCTTAGTTTGGCCGCGGCTGACTTTGATAGACATTTAGGTTTGCCTTCCTTCTCGCTGGCATCACCACACTTGCCAATGCGTTCACCCTTAGTGTTGTAGCGATCCCATCCGCCACCACCGGCTCCACCTTTCTTACCCTTGCCAAACCAGTCACGTAGATTTTCGTTTGTTCTTGATTTTTTAGGACTCTTGCGACACTTTACTTTCTTGTCAGTAGAGCAGTAGTATTCACCATACTGACAATTAAGTTCTGTGATGAATTCTGAACTACGCATTACTTACTCTTATTGCCCCAATTCTTGGCACCCTTCTTGCGACACTGAACCAAGGCACCTGAAGCATACGCACTAGGCCATACCTTGTATCTTGCTTTTACCTTGTGGTAGCAAGCATCCTTCTTGGCTTCTTCATCGACTGTATCCTCGTGCATGCCAAAGTTACCTGACGTAGGAACCTGTTTAATGCCTTTTTCTGCCGCATAGGCATCTACTGACATAGCGAGCTGGAAATCTAGTATTGTAAGGCCCTTAACGTCAAACGTAGACGTCTTTACAGTTACTTCTGCGACATCCTGTGTCACTTCCGCAAAGTGATCCATGTCCTCTGATAGCTCATTGATGAACACTATCATTTCCTCTGCTTCTTGATGGTCTTGGCAGACATACATGGCATGTAGCTCTCTGTGATCTCGCATGTCCCAATCCGGGAGATACTTATTCTTAATCTCATCAAGTTGTTCGTCGCTAGGAACGAACTCTTCTACATCGTTCTCTCTGTATTTGCCTTCTTGGAATTCTTCAAATTTCATAGTGTTACCTTACCTTCTCGCAATAGTTTTTCTCTATTAACTAGATGCTTTGCCTGTATTTCTTCTTTTGAGCCACCAAAGTATGCTACAGCATGACCTTCTTCTACTAGGACATCTGTTGCCATGCGTCCATCTTTAGTAGTGAAGTCACCCAGGACACGACCAAACTTGCCCTTGGCATCGTATTCCTTACATACTAACACTGCTTCTTTACCCAGTATTTCTTTTAGTCTTGCTTTACTTGCTAGACCAAACTTCTTTTCTACTTTATCTCTTGTTCTCGATTCTGGAGTATCAATGCCCATGATACGAACACGTTCTTTCTTAAGTATAACGCCAAATCCTAGATCAATATCCACGTCAACAGTATCACCGTCGACCACTCTCTGTATGTAAACTCGATATTCAAACATTATTAATCTCTTGTGTCAGCGTTATCGCCATGTTGTATATTTACATCTGTCTCACAATCATGACAATGACAGTCAGGACAGTTCCAGCAGTTTGTGCAACTCTGTCCACAGTGTGAAGCACAGCCACAGTATTTGCATTTCATTATTTCTTCCTTTGCCATTTAGCCGCCACCACAGGTGACTGCTTGTTAGTGTCGTCCATCTCCATTGATGGTCCTTCCGCTTCTGGCTTTGTGGTCAATCCCAGTGCCTTGTTCGCGGCATCGATCTTCTTGCGTTCAACATCTGTATAGGCGCCCATGTAAGGACGTGTAGTCATCAATGCTTCTGTATCTATGTCTGAGTCATCGCCTGGAGCACGTGCCATGAGCATCGATGCACGGTATAAGCCGTAGTATCTGTCCATGTCTGCGGTGTATGAGCCCGGAGTTGCCTGGGCATGATGTTTGTTCATCTTACCAGGTCGCTTACCACCGATCGGTCCATACTTCTCGGTAAGGAAGTCCTTGGCACGCATTATATTACCTCTATCCTAACACCCTGAGCTTTTCCCTGGGTAACCACATTGTTTCGTCTTGCTTGCCAATAGACTGAATTAAAAGACCAATCATTATTTTTACATTCATTGACTAGCTCATTGTATCCTAATATCTTTACATTCCCATCTGGAGATGTTAATTTATATTTCTGTTTAGCATTAGAACTTGCATGTCCACCTTTTTTATGCCAGTCTGTATTTTTTTTATATTTGTGATATACCTTAGCAAACGCTAATCCTGCTCGACGTTGATGTGCTATATGTGCATCTGGGTCTTGTTTTTTTAGTTCATGTAGCCAATTGCCACCGCCATATGCTTGATTATAACTCTTTGGATCTTTTACAATCTCTTCATTAACTATTTCTTTTTCAAGTTCCCAAAGATCATCTGTCGTTTCTGCAGTTGCAATTATTTCTCTTGTGAAATTTTCTTTACCGTATTTGTTAATGGCATTTTTTATGCCCTGGCCGCTACCTAAATACCCGTCATTTAGATTATCTGTAGAATGCCTGCCAATATAATATCTGCCATTGACTTTGTTAGTGGTTTTGTAGATGATGTGTTTCATTAATCCAAATCACTAACTTTTTTGCCTCTGCGCCACATCGCACATGACCAGTATTTGGCTTTTGTCTTATCTTTTGCAGACGCCTTGTCACAACCATGTCTAGCACGGAAGCTCTTACGTCTCTTTGGATCGTCTCTCTTGATTGATAGGTTAGGATCACCAAAGCGGACGACTTTCACGTTGCCTGACTTGGGATCCTTAACGTATACCTTGAATTTTTTCTTTGGATTCTCAGATGTCCTGATCGGATCATTGAGCTTGACCTTCTTGCCTTGATATTCTGCCTCGTCAAACACGGCAAACTCAACACCATCATCAAACTCGCATCCACAGTGTTCCAGGATCTTCTGGCACTCTTCATCCATGATCAATGTCATTGATTCACTGTCATGTGATTCAACTATTGATTCGATCACGGTGTCCATGTCAACTATGAAGTCAACATGATCATCAGTGACTGGATTTGCCCTGGCTCTCTCTGCTTCTGCTAGATAATCCTTAAAACTCATTTTAGTTGCCCTTGTATTTTGCGTAGAGATTCATCATGTTCTCTGCTATCTCATTCTTTGACTCTGTGTGCAATGGATTTGAATTTGATTTCAACGCTGACTTGTCCTTAGGACCGTTTACACCGCCTGACATGTCTTTTAACTGTGCGTCAACTGATGTTGTTTTTTCACGTGGACTGTTGGTGTATTCTGGATCACGTTCTTCTTCTACTGCTTCTGGATCACCTTCATACTCTTTATAACCATCTGAACGCATACCTGATAGTTTCATTAGGTCCTTGACCATATCAGCATGTGCATTGTTAGCATTGATATTGATAGTTTCCTTGCCCTCATCATCGATGGACTGCGTTACCTGTAGTCCTTCATTTAATTGTTCACTGTATTTCTTCTCAAAGTCTTCCATCATTGAATCTAGGTTAAGTTCCTCTGATTCTTTCTTAGGACGACCCTTGCCTCTCTTAGGAGCATCTGGATCTACCAATGGATCTGTTGGTTCTAGTGTTTGGACCTTTGTTCCTGTCTTGGTATATTTGTAGTGTCTACGCTTGCCGTCCTTGAATGTAACTGTGAAGCCCTGTGCATCACCTTCTGGACGATCCATTTGGACCTTGTGTCCTTCCTTCTCGTGTTTGTCAACGATACCTTTAACATGGGCAGGATCATATGCTTCGTCCAATTCAATTTCTTCTACTTCTTCGATGATCTCTTCTTCCTCGTTCACATCTTCTTCAGAAACTTTTTCGTTTTTTTCATACTGCTCTGGAGTAGTGTCTTCTTCTTTCATATCTTCCTTGTCCTTGGCCGCTTTCTTCATTGGCTCTTCCTTGTCGCCGTCCTTGTCCAAGTCTAAGAAGTCCGGTTTGGCCGCTTCTTCTACTTCAACTGATTCGTTAGTTGATTCAGGAGCGTCTGTTTGAACGTTCAATGTCTGAACACCTGCTAGTTTAGCGTATTCTGTGGGAGTTTCTTGCGCCACAGGTTGATATACTTCTTGTCCTGTTGCTGAAACTGTGTTGGTCTCTGGCATTAGAGCGTTTGTTGCAGATGGATTGGTAGGGTTGTTCATCTTCTCCGCGTTCTCAATAGCTCTCGCCTGATCCTCATTTGGGTTTTCAATTGCTTTTAATTTTGATAATACGTCATACATTTCCATGGTCTATGTCTCCTATCTAGCAAACGACTTAACGTTTGGTAGTTTTGGTTTCACGCTACCCATGGCTGACTTATCACCCATCGGTAAATCATTCGTTGTTTCTGCTTTTGGTGTGTCACCTCCAGCAATCTTAAATCTCGTTGGTGTCTCTGGAACCACCTTTGCTGGATCAGCATAGGCCTCACCTGCTTCTTTTGACTGCTCGTCATAGTCTTTCTCTAGGATTGGTGCCTCTTCTGGTTCAGCACCCTCATTTTCCTCATATGACTGGGCAAAATGATCACTAACGATCTTGATCTGTGACTTAGGTCTGCGTGTGCAACTCTCGATCATGTCGTAGAGTGCGTCCTGTCCTGCAGGATAAGCGATCTCAACCTCAAACATGCAGACTTCCATGTTCTTGACACCTGGAAAGTCCAATGGATCTTCCATGACTGGTGTGGTCTTTGGAGAGCTCATGTTGATGAGATCAAATTTTGCCAACTTGGTCTCTAATTCTTTTAGACATTCGTTATCGCAACCACCGGCCACTTTAACTCTGTATTTGTAAGTCTGTTCAGACTCTAGTAAATATTGATAATATGTTTTTGTCATAGTTTTTTCCCTACCTTGACAGTATTTATACAGTTTTAATCTTTTGAGTCTTTATTTTTCAACAGTTTTTCCAGCATCTCGTTCCTATCCAGAACGTATCCCTCGCCTGTCTCCATAGGCTCATCCTTGCTCTTCTTCTGATCCTGTGCGGCCTTCTTCAACTGTAGGTCAATCATTTTTAGTTTCTTATTGATCTTTGCCGTCTTGGCTGATATGGCATGTCCCAACATGCTGTTGGCCACGCTGAATATCTCACTGGCGAAGCGTGAATCCACGTTGAATCCAAGATCCATGAGGTCCTGGTAACTGCCCTTGGCCAACTCTGCCAAGTCATCCATCTCCTGATCACTGGCTTCCAATCCCTTGACCGCTGGCAGTGCTGATTCTATCTTGTCTATATTGTCAAAGGCCTCTGTTGGCACTGATGCTTCTGCCTGTTTTATTGGTTCCTTGAGCTCATCCTTGTCTTCCTCTTCAACAGGTTCTATAGGATCAAGGTCAAATAGTTCTTCTAGTTTTTTCGTCATTATCTCGCACCACTTCTAAAAATATCTTCTTCTGTTACCACACGGAATGTTATGCCATTGGCCTTACACCACTTGGCGGCTTGTTCCCATTTGGCATGATTGAGGGCAACCGTTTCACGCAGTTTGCGATTCTTGTTCTTGCTTTCAATTATGCTCTGGTCCTTGGGTTTGATTTCCACCAGCTCTGTAACTAATTTACCATGTTTGTTCTGGTATTGGACTAAAAAGTCAGGTATGTAGTTACGGTTCTTGCCTGTGAATGGATCTTTGTATGGAATCTTAACTGATTCACTTGCCCACTTGACCACGCTTGGGTGTGTGTCACAAAACTTCATGAATGCGTGTTCCCAACCAGAACGATAGGTAGGCAATGACTTGCCCACATACTTGTCAGGATTCATTATTGTAAATTTGCCTTTTGCCCACTTGCCTGCCATTATGGCAATACGTTACGGGCCGCGTAGAAACTTGGATTCTGAACGACATTGACTCCAACCAGAGTTGCCTTGGATCTTAATCCATTGAGATAGTATGCTGTGGTTTGATCTATCTGGATTGGATTATCCGCTTCTCTGAATTTGGCCAGTAACTCCTCTACTGTAATTTTATAACCATTTACAATCTGGAAGAAAACTGATGTGAAGTCGTCTGCTATGTCAGAGTCTGAATAGTATTTCCTGAAGAAACTGTTGACGATGTCATAGTCACCTTGGTCTATGACTAATTCTTTTTCGTAGAATTGATCAAATATTAATACTGTCTTGTCCGTATTGTTTTTGGTTACGTTAACTGAACTCATATTAGTATTTAACCTCTATTCCGAGGTGCCCACATTTTGTCCGTTACTGGACACTAGGGTATTTGTTGGTGTTGTGTCTGCTGATGTTGCCAGTGTTGCTGTATTCGTTGTGGTCGGCGCCGTTGGTGTGGCAAAGTTGAACACCGTTGATGTTACTGCTGGTAGACCCTCCCTGATCACTCCAGTCAGGACCTCTTCCTTGACATCTTCGCCATTGATGTCACCATTCTCAATGACGTCATACACACGACCTGCTTTCTTAGCCGCTCCTAGCACATCCCCCGTTGCCAGGTCTTCAAATATTCCAACACCTGCATCTAACAGGCCGCCTTGGCCAAATACAGTTGCCCTTGATCCTGGACGACTCAATGCACTTGGTTCCTTGTCGTAGTATGCTGGGTCAGCAAAGCCTGGGATGGGTGAACCTGTCTCCCCGTTGAGTGCTCCTGCACCATACTTGACAGTCTCATATCTAATGGTCATTTGATTATTCATTGGATCACTACCATTGGAATAATCGTAAGTGTCGTGTCTAAATTCCGTGATCACAGGATTGATCAGTGTGTAGTTCACGAACTGGTGTTGATTGAATCCGTATACGGTAATGTCTTTGAAGAAACTTGGTTTTGATCCTTGTGCATAAGCCGGAGTATTCGCTCCGTCCTCTGCTATGTATCCCCAATCATTGCCTGCACGATTTTGATCGTAGGTATCTCTGCGATTGTAGTCTGACTTGGTTCCTGGAGCAAAGTTGACCAGGGCGTTGTTTGCTGTTGCAGAGCCATATGGTTGGCTAGGATCTTTATAGTAATAACTGTAATATTTGAACCAGAGGTTACGAACCAGGTCAGCACCATCATCGTGGAACTCAACTGTTACTGGATCGTAATTGATCTTTGATTGGACTAGACGTTTGCGATTATATTGATTTAACGTGTCAACGTCTATCGAATAGTTGGGCAGTTGTATGTTCTTGACCAATAGGCTAACGCGGGCCTGGTCGTCCACACTAAAAGCACTCCTCAATCCTGGCAACTCCGTGACATTCAAGTTAAAATACACATGAAATAAAAACTTGTGTCGCGGGTGCAGATCCATTCCAGCTGACCTAAAGGTCTTACTGGCATGTCTGTAGTCTTTTAGATAGTCACTTCCCAGGAATCCCTTAAGGACCTGGTCAAAGAAGCCTGCCATCTATATTAACCTGTAATTACGTCGCCCAGTGTTCTACCAACTGCTGTGCCTACGCCAGAACCTAGTGGTGTTTGGACAGCATTGTCAAATCTAATAGTCAATGACACTGTTGCTGGTGCACTGTCAGCGTATGTTAAGTCGTTGTAATTAACTGTTGTTAGGTAGCAACCATAAAGTTCCCATGTCTCTAACACGTTTGGTTCGTTAGCACCGTTGCCGCCGTCTAACACTTCACAACGTGTGATGAACTTGTAGTCAATACCCGATGAAGCTGATGATTGCTCCATGAAGTCTAATTGTTTCTGTAATTGCTCACCAACTAGTTTAGCAACCGCACCTGAAGCATCGTCACGTAATTCAACTGTAACGTCGTCCCAAGTATGCTTACCTGCCAATCTCATACGTGAGTTGTATAAGTCAATAGTCATATCATCAAATGATACGCTTGGTCTAGTAAATGTCATTACCTGTTTTGTTAATTCTGTTCTTGGTGTTGAAACTCCAAGGTTCTCAAATACCGTTCTGAATCGGTATTTTAATTTAGGCATTAACAAGCCTTGGCTATTTGCAGATTGGTCTGACGCCAAAGGCACTGTCATTTTGCTTAATGATGAAACTGCCATGTGTATTTCTCCTTATTTCTTATGTATCGTATTTATCGACCTAGACTCACAAAAAATGGCACCAAAGTGCCATTATCTGCGTATATTATTATATACTATAAATTACCTGCCTCAATGTCGCCTGTGTTTTTAATTCTTAACGGAATGTAAATGTATTCCACAGATTTCGTAGGCTCAATTGCGATGTCAACGTATAATTCGTTTCTATCGATACGCTCTGGTGTGTTGTTTGTGTCGTCACATACCACTAGGTAATCGTAGATACCACGTTTAGCAGTGATGTCATTTAATAACTGTTCACATGCCTGTTTAACTTCGTTACGTGTAGTAGTGTCATTTGGTTCAAAGATATAAGCTCTGCCCAATGCTTCTAATCTATCACGTAGGTAAGCAACCAGTCTTGCCACGTTCACTCTATCAAGTGCTGATGGTAATGAAGCAAGCGTCTTGTTACCGTAGTTCACGATACCTGTTCCAGGTATGAATGTGATCGGGTTAACTTGGTTCTCGTATAGTGTATCACGTAGTGATTCTCTCACGTTGATCTGTGTAAATTCACCTGTTGATGAATTAACGTAACCTAGTGCTGACGCATTATCAACTGTTCCACGTAGTCCACCTGCTGGTGCTAACCATGGATAACCAATTTCGTCTGCTCTAACCAATGTTCTCAAGATCATGTGGCTTGGTGGAACAACCACTGTGTTACCTGATAAGTCATTAGTCCTACCACTTGGGTAGAATGTAGCCGCATATGGATCTGCTGTGGATAAACCATCTTCTCCGTCTACACCTGCACCGTTAGCATCTGTTGCCCAATCAAGTATGGACGCTGATGAGTCATCTAATCTAAATGGTGTGTCACCAACAACAAAGCCAGTGTTGTTTCTGTCATTGTTCAGTGCTACCATGTTAGATAGTAGTTCTGGATAACCAGGTGCCGCTAACAAGTTAAACTGTTTCTGTTCCTCACGAATTGATGTGTTAGCATCAATGCCTGCCTGCATCTGACCAACGATGATCTTACGCTGTGCTTTCCTGCCCATGTAAGGTGAACCGTCTGCCTTATTACCTGATGCTGTTACCCACGCATCTTTCTGTGTTGGTAATGTGTCATCTGGGAAGTCAGTTGCGTTGAAGTAATCAACTTGGAACTGCTTGACGTTATATCCTGAACGTCTTGTGTTGAATAACAACATGCCCTCTGGATACAATGTAGCATCCGGTGCATCAATATCTGTGTAGTTACTTGTTAGCAATGATTTAGTTGTTGGAACATCATCTGTAATCGGATCTGTCGTTCCGTTACCTGCCCAGCGTGCATCTGCAAACAAGATACCGTTTTCTGTTGTTTGATCTGTGTTGTCAATTAGGACCCATTTATCAACGCCACTCACTGCTTCCCAACGATAAAGTTTAGGATAGTTTTCTAAGTCGCTTGAGTCTAACCATAAGTCACCATATACAAGTGCTGTTGAGTCACTCTGTAGTGTTGGTGCACTTGCTGAAACAATAACACCATTTGGTGATGTGTTTGATAAGTCCATGCCACGTGCATCATTTGACACTGATTGGTAACCCTTCCAAGCACCACTGTCTAATACCATGATGTCAACATCTGTTGATGAGTTATACCAGTATGTTCCCTCTGCTGGATCTTGGCTTGGAGCAGTTGCTGAAGCAGTATATGTCAACGCAACGTAGTTAGAAAGAATGACGTCTGAGTCATTACCTGCTCTAACATTGTCCAATGCTGTAGTGATACCTGCATCTGCTACCGGTGTTCCTGATGTGTCTTTCAACACGATAACACCGCCCTGTGTGTGTTGGATCTGCACAGCGCCGTCTGATGTAACACTTGCTAAGGTGTTAGCAACGTTAGCACCATTGAAATCACTTACGAAGTCTGCCGCTGTTGTGCCACTCGTTGTAACAGTAACCGCTGTAGTTAATGTTTCAGAGTTCTTAGCACTTGCTTGGATAGTAAATGTTTCACTTGCTGTGAATGTTGGTGCAGTATCTTCAGAAGTTACTGTTGTAGCACCTGTTGTATATCTCTTGTAAATTTTGTATGTTGCATTATCTGCTTCAGTGGAATCATACTGAACATATAATGAGTTAGACGCAACGTTAATACCGCCACCAACTGGGTCAATGTTTTTAAGTGCTGTCTGATCGTTTTCATACAACGGAGCACTCACTGTTGACCATTGGTCTGTTGATGAGTTATATGTTTTAACAACGATCTCAGAACCTTGGTTGACTGCTGTAGTCTTGATCCATACAGAACCTGTAGGACGAGGAGCAGTGTCTGTTGACTTCCAACGTGGATTGTCATAGTGTTGAGATTGTTGTAATCTTGGATAGTAGTATGTGTTTGCTGTTAAGCCAGCGTCGGTTAGGATAGTTCCTGTTCCATTGGCCAGTGTTAACACACCTTCCAATGATGAACCGTCTGCTGAAACATCACCGTCCGCATATATCTCTAACTTATTGCTTACCACTGCCGCTGTAACGCCAGCTATCGAAGCTGAGTTGATCGCACTTGCTAATGATGTAACAGTTGTGCCACTGTGTGTAACAGTTGTGCCATTTAACACAATGCTATGGCCTGATGTTAAAGAAGGACTTGCTACCGTTCCTTGTATTGTTGGGTGGCTGTTGTGCCAGTCGTCTGATCCAACTAATACCCAAGCATTATCTCTGTTTTTGTAGTAGACTGGATTATTGGCATTTGTTGCTACTACCGCATAGTCACCAATAGCACCAATAGATGTTTTTGGTATACCTGCTGTTAAGTCATCTGTTGATGTGATAACTGTTGGAACTTTGTTAGTGAATACACCAGTTGTTGCATTCCACTCATGTATGCCCCATGTGGAGTTCGCTGTATCTAACCAGAAGCTACCGTTGTCCATCTCGCCTGTTGGACGAGAGAGGCTTGCTGAAAGTTCAGCTAAGTCCACATCAATACGTTGGACATAGGCTCTGTTGGAAATACCCAACACTGAGTAGGCCGCTAATAGACCATATTCATTTAACTCGTAGCCATTGATCGGTGTGCCAGCACTGGTGTTGTAGAAAGTTGGATTACCATATAATGTAACCAATTCTCTCTGGCTTGTTACCAAGTTAATCTTGTTAGCATTGGCCGCTGTTGTGCCTGATGCTGTCGCTGTTGATGTTCCGCTTGTCTTATCTTGTGCTGTTGCAATCAAGATATACGGAACTGAATTCGTTGGTGCAGGTAGGTATTGACTTTGGTCAACTACGCTAACCTCTACCCCTGGGGAAACTAATGCCATAATTTTAATCCTCTTTAACTGTTACGAATATTTATTAAAATCTTCCAGATCTTG